GCAGGTGGCGAGCCGCACTATCCCCAATGGGCTGCTGATCTGCTGAAAGCGATTGAAGAAGCCGAGCGATTTACTGAGCGCGTGATTGCGCGGGGAGAGAAGAAGTGAAGCCAAAATTTATAACTTTCACTGGGGCCGATGATCATACTTCGATTGATGGCTTGATCGAGCTGTCGGCAAAGTATCCGATCGAATGGGGAATTCTTTTCTCACCGAAGAGACAAGGCAGCGGACGCTATCCATCACTTGGTTATATCCGCGAGGTGATCGCACAGCCTCTTGATTTTTCTGCGCACCTTTGTGGCGGTGATGCACGTGAAGTAATCGAGTCAGGGAAATCGCGACACGATTCCTACTTGGCGATGGTTAATCGTGTCCAGATCAATACCGCCGATCCGAACGTTCAGCCGTCTCTGATTGCTCAATGGGCGGAAGCGGTTTCACTTAAAGGCATCCTTCAATGCCGTGGACAGTTCCCGAAAATATCTGCCGTTGATGTTCTCTTTGATGCTTCTGGTGGGCGTGGCATTGTGCCAGCAACATGGCCAAAGGCGCCAGCAGGGCAGTTCGTCGGATATGCAGGCGGTCTTTCTCCTTCCAATGTAGCCGAGGCCGTGAGCAAGATCGGTTCGCTGGCCGACAACTACTGGATCGATATGGAAACTGGCGTGCGAGATGCCAATGACCGTTTTGACCTTAATCTCTGCCGTCAGGTATGTGAGGCGGTCTACGGGAGCCCGCAATGACCACACCAACACGCGAAGAACTGCGCTGCCTTGAATCGGCATATATTGCAATGCTGCATTTGCCAGATGGATTTATCCGGATAACGAATCAGCTACTTCTGTGCGGGCTCCGTGATGCGCTTGCGGCTGCGATGAATCGCAGCGAAGAGTCGGTGCAAAACGAATACGAAGCCCGTAGCGCCGCCCTTCTGCAAGCACCTGGAGAGCCGCAATCGTCCGACCAGGTATGGAACGAGGCGATAGAAGCAGCAATAGAAATAGCGAATGGCGAAAAGCTAAGCGGGTCAACTAATAGCCCTCGTGACGCGGCGCACGAAGTCGCAGTTGATGGCGTAGTGCGATCGCTGCTGTCTCTCAAGCGCCCATCGCAGGCGCAAGAGCCGTCACCGGACGAACAGAAGCCATGCAGGGAATGCGATCCTAGCGTCGGCGTGGTCTGCGATAGCTGTGCATCGGTATCTGGCGCAGTGGATGAGCGGGAACCGATGTTTTGGGTTCGCCTGCGAAGCGACGGCGGCTATGAAGGCCCGATCCATAACGACGCTATCGAGAAGGTCCGCAAGCTCTCTGGCGTGTGGAAGCCGCTATATCTCGCTCTATCTCGCGCCCAAGCAACGCAACCAGCGCAGCAGGATATTGCTGAATTTGAAGCTCTCGCCGCATATCAAGGATTGCAGGATTTCACGAAAGCAGCAGATAAAGCGAAGCGCGGCGATATACCTGCAACCCATGGTGGGAAGTTCAGCCCGGCGACGTACTACAACTTCGTCACCGAGCTTGCGTACCGTGTATGGGCGAACAAGAACGCAGCACCAGCGCAGCAAGCGCCAGTGCCGTGGGACGAAGCTCAGCGTATATGCGATCTGCCGGCCGTCGATGAAGCAATCCGCAATCTACTTGCGGACAATACCGGCGACAACGCGACATGCATGGTCCGGGCAATTCTAGAGGCCGCAGCGCCAGTAAGCGAGCAGCCGTTAGAACTGCGGATTTGCGAGACGCAGCGTTTGGTTCTCCAACCGAATCGACCATACATTTTCACCGTCGATCCCCACTGCGAGGAATGCAAGGCACACGCGTCGATGTACGACATGGCAGATAAGACTGCCGCGACAGTGCAGCCGGTAGAAAAATCAACAGCAGATCACTCATTAGATTCGGCGCTGCTGCAAATGAAGGGCATGTACTCATTGATGATGGAGTTCAAGGTTCCGCCTGCAAGGGCGGCCAACACCGCAGCGCACATCGAAAACGCGATACGTCATCTGCATCGATTGGCTTCTACCGCAGCACCGCAGCCACAGGCAGCGCAGAGCGAGGACAGCCGGGATGCTGCAATTAGCGATGTGTCGGACCTGTGCAGACATGGAGAGTTGGCTGAGCGCATATACGGCCTATCTGTTCGAACAATTGGAATGGCTATTCGACAGTCCGCTCCTGACGAATCCCTGCTGTTCCATATAAAGCGGCTAAGCGATCACCTGCCGACGCGGCACAGACAGCTATTGCGCAGCCACATTGAATGGCATGAGGCCGGACGCAAGGAAGAGCCACAACGCAGCTTCGTGCAGTCTGACGCCGCACTCGCGCAAGCCGGGAAGGAGGGAGCGCAATGAGCGACGACGCATTCCAGAAGGCAGAGCAGCGCGGTTACGCTCGCGGCTATGCTGCCGGACGCAAGAAGCAAAAACAAGATCGCCACGCTGAGGCAATTAGAAAAGAGCGTCAAGCATTCAAAGATAAAGCCTTTCTTGCGATTCTGCCGTTTGCCTTTGAGCAGGCGACATGGAAGTTCGGAGAAAAGCCGATCAACACCCCAGAGGACCGCGTTACGTTTGCATGGCGCATCGCAGAGCGCGCAGCAAAGACAAGGGGCATTGAATGAATAACGACTACGCAAAGCGCATCGCGGAAGCGGTGAGAGAGGCGGCGGCGAAGCTGGTTGATGTTGGACCTAACTCAGTAGGTGAATTCTATGCAGGGCAAATCCGCTCTCTCGACCTCGACGCCATCATTGCGAGCGTGCCGGGGCCGAAGCATGTCGCATATGCCGTGGTAGCGCCGAAAGGCGGCATCCACAAGCTCGCAATACAGCGTGACTCTGCGGAGCGTAAAGCCGAAAAATGGAAAGAGGAGTGGCCGGACAATCAGTGTGCGGTAGCGCCCCTCTGTTTCGCCCCAACCGAAGGAAAGCCATGAGCAGAGTTAAACAAGGACTCCAAGAAATACAGCGCACGCTGGAAGATGCGGGGCTGCGGCCAAGCGCCCTCTCGCAAAGCGAAGCACCTGCCGAGCAGCCGGAAAAGACGCAGCAGCAGAAAGAAATCGAAGCCGCGTGCGCAGGGCACATGCGTGAACTACGTATGCGCGAAGTTCTTTTGCGCCGCTTGGAAACCGATCCTGGTGATGTCGATGTTGAAGCTGGTCTTGGGCTCGGACGTGAGAATGAAACTTCTGTAGACGAGCAGCCGCAAGATGAGCGCCTATCGTTTGCAGTGATGGAGCACCTCGGGCCGGGCGCGCTCGCTGGCGGCAAGATGAGCGTGCTCGATGCATTCACCTTGGGATGGCAAGCCGCCAAGCGCGACGCCCTCACCCAAGCGCCACAAGAGCGGGCGGCGGTGACGGATAAACAGATTGACGACAAGGTATTTTGTCTCGGAATCCAAGCGTATGCATATGTAGATGACCCGGCTGGCTACCGTGAATTGGTGCGCAGCTTTATCAGTCTCGCGCAATCCAGTGAAGGAAAGACGCCGTGATCCCGATCGCAGAGCAAGCGACCGTCTATCGTGGTGGCGGGCGAAGGTGGTTTTCGAAGAAGTCGGCATGCAGAGCAGAGGCCAAGGCGAAGATCAAATCTCGCTGCGACTGCGAGCAAATCGACCACGGCTCAATGGGCGTAGAGAGTGTGGCTTGCAGCTATCACGCTGACATGGACCGATTTCAGAAGATAGTTCGTCGCCTGTCGAACATTTACCTGCACGCAATGAAAGGACAGCAATGAACCAACCAATACCTGGCCTTGATGCTTTGCAGGCTGAACTTGAATGGTGCATCGCCGAGGGACATTCTGGCCCGAGAACGCATGCATGCCTGAAATCGATGCAACCTCTCATCGACAGGCTGCGCAAGGCAGAGGCGGCGCTTAATCCAAGACTATGGACGAAGGAAATGGATAAGGCATGGCATACGTCCATACCGAACACCATGCTGGCGTTTGAGCGACTGCGGGACACCGCCGCCGCCCCTGCCAGCACGCCTACTGCCAACAAGGAGGACGCATGCGATCCGCGCAACCGCTAACCATACGCGAAGCAATGGTTCATGCCGGCGAAATGAGCGTTCGCGAAGGAACGCCGCGCTGCTACTACTGGCATGCAGTCTGGTGGCGCTTGCATGCAAGGGAATCCAGGAACTCGGCCGAGTGCTTGCGCTTCAGCCGGAATCAGTTGTCACTGTATCGAGACATGGTGGCGCGGCCTGAGCATTATCGGAGAGCGGCCCGCCCTGATGGTTGCTCAGACTGGAAATGGAGCGGACTGCTCGCAATGGGGCCGGCCAGCACGCCTACTGACAGCGCAGATAGCGAAGGAGCGAAGGGATGACCGTCTATGTTGACAACATGCGTTCCCGGCTTGGTCGGATGATCATGTGCCATATGCTGGCCGATACCGATGAAGAACTGCACGCAATGGCCGACAAAATCGGCGTGGCGCAACGCTGGCATCAGAAGGCAGGGACGCCGCACAGTCACTATGACATTTGCATGCGCAAGCGTGATTTGGCTGTTCGCTGCGGAGCCATTGAGGTTACTCGCGCTGGCGTCGGTCAGGTCATCAGAGCAAAGCGCATGGCAATGCTGGGCGCAGATGGCGCCACTGAAAGGAAATCATGAGCACGGAAATTGACGAATATCTTGCTGGCTTATCGAACGAACAGTTGATGGCCGCATTCAAGCAAGCAGAAGCCGACCTGGCGGCAGTCGCAGCAGACGAGCCCAACTCGGAATGGCACCAAGCGTGTTTCGCCGGCGTGCTCATATATGCGCAGGAAATGAACAAGCGAGGCCTTCGCAATGCAGCTTTGCACTGATGGCGCGCAGCATGAACAGGAGTGAATAGAGATGAGCGCAGTACTACCACCAAAACTTGTTTGCCTGACAGATTGGGCGAAGATCACCTTCGGCGAAAAAATTCCGCATGTGAACACGCTTCGCCGCTGGGTCAATGATGGGCGGATCTCTCCTCGGCCACAGAAGATCGGGAAGGCGTGGTACGTCAAGCCGAATGCAGAATACAAGGCCGACTGATGAACGCACGCCGACGCATTGCCAAGCGCCGAGGATGGCCCGACAACTTATATCAAAAGGTTGACGGCTATTTCTGGTATCGCAACCCGCAGAACGGAAAAACCAAAGGGCTTGGACGGGATCGGGTGGCCGCGTTTGAGGAGGCCAGAAAGGCGAATGCTGCCCTTGCCAGCCTGTCGAAATCGACCCTTGCCGAGTGGGCGACTGGGAAGCAGCAAACTTCGCTTGCCGACTGGATTCCGCTTTATAAGCAGATTTGGCTAGAGCGTGAGAAGCCGGCAAAATCGACCCTGACTGCTGTCAGTGACTATCTCAAATACATTGGGAAAGCGGATTTCGCATGGATGCAATTGCCAGACATCACCGCGCAGCACATTTCCGACTACATAGACCGAGTTGAGAAGCAGCGCAGCGCAAACGTGGCAATCCTGATTCGCACCAGGCTTTCCGACATGTTCAGGACCGCAGAAACAAAAGGCTTGATCGGCGCTGGGAAGAACCCGGTAACGGTGACATACATACCGGAAGTGATAATTAAGCGCGATCGGCTATCGCTGGAGCAGTTTAAGCAGATCCGTGCGGCCGCGCCGCCTTGGCTTGCCAATGCAATGAATCTGGCTGTGCTGACCGGCCAGCGCCGTGAAGATTTGACGGAAATGAAGTTTTCCGATGTGCGCGACGGCTTCCTGCATGTGGTACAAGGGAAATCGCAGGGTGAGACAAAAATCAGGATGGACGTTCGAATAAGCCTGTCGGCATTGGATATGTCGATCGAGGACGCAATCAGACAGTGCCGGGATGCGGTGGTCAGCAAATACCTTGTTCATCACAACAAGACGCAAGCAACGCACAAAGCTGGCGACAAGGTGGCACCTGCTGGCCTGACGAACGCATTTGCGCGCACGCGCAACGAGCAAGGAATTACACCAGCCGAAGGAAGGACGCCACCAACCTTTCACGAGCTGCGATCACTTTCTGAGCGGCTTTATCGGGAGCAATACGGAGCGGAATTTGCGCAGAGCATTCTTGGTCACAAAAATGCGAAAATGACCGCCACATATGACGACTTGCGCGGCTCTGCATGGCAGGAAATCGCCGCTAAGTGATTGGACGAATTTTGGACGATTTTGGACAATTCAAGAAAAACCCGCATGGATAAAGGCTTTGCGACGCAGAGGATAGTTCTCGACACTTACCTTATGCATATTGCGCGTTTCCCCAATTAAATCATTGGGTTGTGTGATTTTTTGCCGCGCTGATTGCCGCACAAATTCACACTGTATGGCACCAATAGAATCAAGTACTTACACCTGTATTTTGGACGCGACACCTACCTCGGCCAAGCCTCCTGCAGCAGCATCACTTCGTCGTGGCCGTCAGCCCCGACTATCAGTTTTGACGCCTGGATCTGCCTGCATTTTCCCGCGGTACCATGAGGCGACGCCAAGGATGCCGCCGACCGCAAGCCATGCTTCCGGTGGGATCGTGGGCTGCACAATGCTTGGCAAATAGCCCCGGAGAATTGGAAGTACCAAATAAACCCCAAGCCATGCCACGCCGAAGCAGAAGCCAATGAATGGGCGCCAGCTATATGTCGGCCAGTGATCCGCCTTAGCTTCGGCCTGCATGGTCGCATTGACCGCGGCAACCGCGGCAGTTTCTGCAATCAGGCGATTGTTCTCAGCCGTAACAGCAAGTTCACGCAGCTTGGTTGCCTGATCCGCCTCGATCTGGCGCAACTTTATCGCAGCATCTGGATTCGTAGCGATCGCCTGCGATACCGCATCCGGCGTTGCCTGAGTACCGAGCGCAGAGGCGACAATTGATCCTACCGCGGCTCCCGCGGGGCCGCCGATAAGCGTGCCGAGCAGAGGCGCGGCATTGCCGATTACGCCTGCAATATCTTTCCAGTCCATCACAACACCTCTTTCGCAGTCTTGTAAAGCGCCAGCCGATCAGCCAGCCCATTTGTTCCACCATTGATAACCCTGGTGATCTGGTACATATTCCCGGCATCGGCCGGCTCGTTCAATCTGTGCGCCTTCCACCACCAAGCTGCGGAGCGGCAGGCATTCTCCGGATCTTCCAGTAGCTCCGGGAACTGAATCAACCGATCGTCCGAAAACAGAGCCTGGGAGCAGTGGAGATAGTTTGCGCGCCCGGTGATCTGGATCAGGCCGCGCCCCTTGAATCGAACGCCGTCTCCGGGCTCTGTGTTACCCAAGTCTTTACGCCCTTCGTAATCCTCGCCCGACGCGATTTCGCGCACATATCGCAACTGCCCCGACTCGTGGCCAATCTGCGCAATGAATGCTGCCTGCCGCTCCTTGCTATCAATGTCGAATTCTTTCATTGCGTTGCAAAGCGGCGTAAAAAAAGCCGCTATGTGCGGCTTTGCATAGGGCAGAATTGCCAGCAGGTCGGATTCGGTCATTACATGGTCCTCCACTGCTTGCGCAGCCATTCGAAAATCAGGAAGGCCGAATAAACAGAGGCAAGCATCGCCGCGAAATCCCCCCACGAATGAATTCCGAATGCGTCGAGAAATCGGGCAATCCAGACGCCGCCCCACGCTACGCCGGCCTTGATTACGGATGCTTTATCGTCATTCATGTGCGCTTCCTTATGGCGTAAAAACCCAGCCGAAGCGGGCTATAAGTTATTTGCAGTGCTGCCCCGATGGATCAAATACATTCAGTAAATTGGCGCAGATCCAGTGCGCTACTTTGCTGCGCCAGCCATCGGTTTTTTCCAGTCGCGACACGCGAGCGGATACCGTCCACTCCTGCGGAATCTCACAAAAAATTAGCGTGCCAATCACCAAATTGACCAGGCAATCGAGCGTGAGGCCGATGTATAGCGGCGGCAGCCCGAGGTAGTAAGCTGGTTGCGGCAGCGTTCCTGCATCCCGTGCTCGTTGCAGGCTCATCACTGCAAGGAAGAGCAACCAGAGCAGATAGAGGGCGGAAATACAGTAAAGAGCTATCATAGTTGTACCCGAAGCGCGGAAACCTGTTCATCAACTTCCTTCAGTCGAACATAGAAAGGCTGGGCGGCCAGAATCATGGTGGCAGTGTTCGTCTCAGTCGCATCCGCTTGTGCGCGCTCCTCAATCTGCCGCATAGCCATTTCGCGACTGCCGCGATTCATCAAAGTAGCGCGCTCAATGGCATCAATCTGTTCTTGCACAAGCTGCTTTGCATCTGCTTGATCTGCCAAGATAGCAGCAGCCTCAATCTCGGCCTCAGAAGGACACGGAACGGTGCCGCGCCACATCGCAGCAAACTGTTTGTACGACCACGCATCTGCATAACAAGGACCAAAGTCCTGCCCCGAAAGACCTAATTGGATCAATGCAGATATGCGACTCATTTCAGAACTCCTTCCAGAACTCGATCTCTGAATAAATTTCCACCTCACCACTGGAAGCGGCTGCACCAAGCCCGTCACTTGTGATGCTGGTCGTGTAGTGTTGAAGCTCAAGTGCCTGCCCGGCTGCAATCGTGAATCTTCCTCGCATTGCCGAGTCTGTCGCAGTGAATGCAGAAGCATCTGAAATAGTGCTGGAGCCTAATGCAATGTTGGTGCTTGCTGTCACGTTACGCAGCCGCACCCGATGTCGCCCGACCCGATAAGCAGGAGCCCTCGCAAGGAATCGGTAGGTGCCTGCCGCTAACGTGATCTGATTTGAAGATACCGTGGCATAGTTTCCAGCATCGGAAACTTCAGTATTTAGCGTTCTGGTCTGGTACCCGGCGACTGCATTTCCTCCGGATGTTCCGCTTGGCTGCTCTTCACGGAAGTAAATGTAAGGCTCAGACGTCTGAGCTGGCACCGTTGGATTGATAACCGGGAGTCCGCTTTGCCGTACAATATTCCCGTAAATCGTCGTTCCATCATAAAAGAAGAAAATTCGGTCGCCCGCAGCGCACGTATAGTTTGCTCCCCCGGTGTTCAGCTTCAGATTGGTTGCGTGATACGTCAACGGCCATGCGGCATCGGCAACGCATTCCATCCATTGACCGGCAGTCATGGTTACGGCAGTCGTTGTCGTGGCGCCGGTGATGTGCACCGTATTCCCTGTTGCGGTTGATAGGTCAACAGTTGCTGCTGATGCGATTGCAGCTCCAGCTATAAAGCGCACAAGGCCAGAAGCCGTGGTGTACTTGATGCATCGCCAGTTACCAGAACCCAGGGACAGAAAAGAAGCACAGTCTCCAGCTGCGGTTGTGATGTTGGCTGCGCCCGGAAGAATGAGCGATGTCGCGTTATGCGTAAGCGTCAGGGCGCCAGAAAACGTAACATTCCGAGTAATACCTCCTGCCACCGTGTCAAACGCGGTAATTGTGGTTGTGCCGCTAATGGTGATATTTGAAGATAGCGCCGCACCGATATTCACAGTCGCAGCAGAAGCAAGCGTAATAGCTGCTGGCTGATTGATCGTCTGCCCAAAATTAGCAGAATCGCCAAGTGCAGAGCCATTCCCCAAGTTGGTAAGCTTGAATCCGCCCATTGGCAAATTCGAAGTAGGTACAGCTTGCCCATCAATAGTTAAACTTTGCGTCAGGGCAGACGCAATATCCGACATTGTGTTATTTTGAACTGTGCTGCTGATAGTCGTTCCAGTTACTACCGGATTACCAGCAGGCAGCACATAAGTGCCAGATCCATTGCGAGGCATGTAAACTCCTGAACGTCATCCCGACGTGCAAATAAAAAGGCCCGCACTAAGCGAGCCGGGAGGGTCAAATTGACTGATTACGAGTTCTGGAAAAACGTTATTACGTCTTGCGTTATTGCGTCTGTGCCTGCGATACGCTCAACGATTCGAGCCATTAAGGAGCGCAACGCCAAACGCAGGAGTGAGCGGGGTGATATACCTGTCTACAGCGCTGCCTATCGCCTTGGCGCCAGATGGGCGGCTCATCAAAAGCGCCTGCGCAATCTTTTGCCCCAGTTGCGTATAGGGAGCAGCGACAGCAGCACCACCGAGCGCGGCGGGCGCTAGTACGCTGGGCGGTAAAAATTCATGCCCTGCCAATGCGGCGGCGCCCATGCCAAGTAAAGAACGCCCTGCCGTGCCGCTATCTGGATATTTCGAGCCGAGCACTTGTTGTCCGGCTGTGGAAAAATCCTGCATTAATGCATTTCCGGTTGCGGTTGCCCCCTTGCCCAAGGATTTGTCAGCGCCCCGAACAGAATTGTTTAATTGTGCTGCCGTAAAGATTCCACCATTGTTCATGGCTCCCTGGGATGCCGCTGCGCCGCGCAGGCGCACAAAATTAGCATAGGCTGCATTTGCCTTCGCCAGTCCATCAACGGCATCGGCTGGATTGTAGCGAGCTAGTGAACTATCCACCGCATTCTTCACCTCGCCAATCACCGATCCAAGCTGGCGATTATCGAACGAAGCATCGCCAGAATACCCTCTTGCAATCCGGCTTAATTCATTTTGCACACCCTTCAGCGTCTGCCCGTCCATTACTCCTTGCGGTCCTGACTTGCCGAAAATCTGTGTTTTCAGAACATTCATGAATGTAGCTTTTTGCGACTCCGGCAGGTTTTGCGCCATGCCTGCCAACTTCGTTATATCGGCCTGAAACTGCGGATCGGATGCACGAAACGTCATCTTTGATAGCGCGTTATCGTAAGCGTTGCTAATGGTGTTCTTTACTGCCTCCACGCCCTCGTTTCCAACTGGCCCGGAATATTTCTGGCCGAGCGGCGACAAAACCTCGTCATAGGCAGCTTTGTTGAAGCTTTGCAATGAGCGCTGCTGGGCATTCTTGATGAGATCACCAACCACCGGAATGCTTGTTAGCTTTTCTTCTGTGCGTTGCGCGCCGCCGCCCATGATTTGACCTGGCGTCATGAGAACACCTTTTTGTGCAAGCTGCTGCTGCGCATCTCCACCAAATCCGGAAAGCGCTTTTCCCATGCCAGATGCTATAGGTGCGGCGACGCCGCCAACGGCAGCACCAAGGCCGACTTGAGCCGCCTTCTGTTTCCAATATGGCGAAGATTGGTCGGTCACGGGAGCAACAGCACTGTTTGCTGCGCCAAGACCAGCGCCGACGCCAATTTTTTGTAGCATGCTCGCGCTAGTCATTTCAGGCGCAACCATTGTCATCGGCAGAGTTGCGACGATACTGCCCCCAATGTCGCCAGTGCCAGCCGAAATTGGATGTGCCTCCGAATAGGGTGAATATTGCGAGTTGATGTTTCTCAGGCCGGTTTCTGCATCCTTGGTGAGCCAATCGCCAATCTTGTTCAGTCCAATTGCTTGTGCACCATGCCCTATCAATTGCTGTGCGCCGAGCGCAGTTGAGCCAAAGCCGTGGCCCAGGCCGGCAGCAAAAGATGTAATCATCCCCGGATTTGATTTTGCCTCTTGCGATGGCGGTGGCTGCACTGGCGCTTGCTCCGCACCTTGCGAATCTCTCGCAATAATCGAATCGAGTGCAGAGGCTTGCTGCGGCGCGCTGTCTCGCGCAATGATGTCATCCAGTGCGCTCATTTCAATATCCCGTTCTGCGCCGCCCATTCAAGGCGTGCACGTAGTTGCGGATTCTGCGCTGCTACCTTGAGTGCTTGCGCTCGCTGCGGCCCGGGTGGCAACGCGATGACGCCAGCCAATTGCGGCGTGATCTTCTGATCGAACTGATTCTCCAGTGCGTTATATTGCTTCGGGTCGCCAGTGCCATAAGCGCCCGAAAGGTAATCAGCTTTCAGCATGCGCATTTGGACCTGCCCCTTCAGCGTTTGGAGGCCGTGAGCAATTGCTTCTTTGGGGGCGCCATAGGCGGGTATGGAGCCATAAACCATTTCTCGCGCTGCATCTGTAGACATGCCCAATTGACCACCCAGATTCGTAACAAGGTTGTCACGCGATTTCTCATACTCGGCCGCGTTAGGGCTGAAAACACCAGCCACATTTGAAAGGTAGCCCCCTGCGACTGCCGGGTTCTTTTGCGATGCTAGGCCAATCATCTTGTCGATGTCTTCCAAGGCCATACCACCACCTGCGCGCACCGCCTGCAGACCCTTGTAAGAGTTCTGCATGGTATCGACCTGCCCTTTTGCCTGCGCGTTGGCATTCTCCACGGCGCCGAGCGGCTGCGCTGCGTAGAGAGGTGATTTGGTGGACTGCCCCCCAGATGCCCGCGCTATCTCCCGATCGATCGCCTGCAAATATGTTGCCTTGCGCGGGCCGTCTGGCTGTGCAGCAATCTGTGCGCGCTCCTGTTGCAAGATGCTAAGCCGGTCATTTGTATCTTGACCACTTCCTGGCACTTGTGTGCCGTCTGGGTATCCAGCATTTGGAACGGTTTGTGTCGCTGCTGCTGTGCGGTTGGTGACTGGCAAAGGATTTCCCTGAGCATCAAATCCGCTGTATGGAAGCGCCGATCCTTCGCCCGCCGTCTTCGCAGCTGCATTGGCCGCAATGAGGCCCTGGCCGCCCTGAATCGGATTGATCGCGATCACATTTCCCGACGCATCAAATACGGGTGTTCCGTTTTCGGGAATATGCGGATTGAATGCAATCGGCTTGTTCGTGATTGGTTCGCGCATGATAGAACCGGGGCGCGCATTGACCGGCGCAATGTAATTCGACTTGGCGATGTTCTGCTGAAGCATCTGCTGACCTTGCGGCGAATTAGGATCTATTCCGGCTGCCGTCAATGTCTTGACGAAATCCGTTGGCTCGAACTGCTTGAGATACGATTGCGCCGAAGCGTCACCGTAAAGAGATTGGATGACGCGTGCTTTGGTAAAGCGATCGATAGGAGATTGCGCGCCGGGCTGGGCTTGCTGCGTAGATGCGGGGGAATCGGCTGGCGCGGCGGGAACGCCAACTTCAGACATGCCGGAACCGAGCGGCATTGATGGTGCTTGTGCGCCTGCCTGAGCAGGTTGCTGCGCGCCACCCTGATCGCCTTTCAAGTAGCCAATCATTTGTTGCATGGCGTTGCGTTGGTAATCTACCTGACGCTGATCAAGCGCCTGATTCATTTCTTTTCCGCTCAAACCTTGGGCGATCTTGCCTAGATACTGCATGGCGCTCGGCGCGACGTATCGGCCAGAAATCATCTGGCCTTCTGGTGCGGTAAGGCCAGATTGCTGCAATGCTGTGGCGAGTGCGCGCTGGCGGTCAATCGCCATTTGCTCGACCTGCGAGCCAGCAGGATCGAGCGGATTAAGCATGAGACTAGTAGCCATTATTACCTCTTAGCCCTTGCGCCAGCAGGCGAATATTTGCGGAGTTTTGTAATTCATCATTCGATACCGGAGCGGGTGCCGTGCTGAACGTTGGCATCAGGTTCGGCGATTGGTAATTGCTTTGCAGCATGGGTGATTGGCCGCCAGCGGGCAGGCCTGAACCCCCAGCCCCGCCACCACCTACCTGTCCGGAACCGGCTGCGCCGCCAGACTGCTGGCCGTTGAGCAGTGACTTCGCAATTTTCTGCGCCTGAGATACCCAATCAAAACCAGAGCCTGCACTCGATAAATCAGCAGCACTAATCCCGGACAATCCAGAACCAAGCTGGAAAGTTCCGTCCCCCGCAGTCCCCATCAATCCGCTCATAGCGGTGTCGCCAGTGCCATACATGCCAGAACCTAGCGCGCCATAATCGCCCCCCGCACCCACTCCAAGTCCGCCGAATCCGCCAAATCCAGTAGCACCGGCATCTGCCGCGCCAAATCCTCCAGCCCCAGCACCGGCCTCAGCACCAAAACCACCACCAGTAGTACCCGCTCCAGCCATGCCGCCTTCAGCGCCACCGGCAGCCGCGCCAGCGCCACCCATTGCGCCAGAAGCCGCACCTCCCGACATGAAGGCAATCAGCGCCGTGGTAACCGCTGGCATAACATCACCCAGCGCATTTGTTACGTGATCCAGCCAGCCACCACCATAGGGTTTGTCATAGGATTCCGTGTAATCCCCATTCTCACCCTTGCGATATGCGAAGAAGCCCGGTCCATTTGTGGGGTCAGGCACAATATAAGCATCTCGGCTTTCGTTATATTGAGCTGGAATACCATTAAGCAACGTCCATTGCTCCCTTGGGGAAGCCTGTTCGTTCATGGTATCGACATAACGCTGCATGGCGTCCTTGCCGCCATAATAGTTAGTCAACGCAGCGGCTGCCCTTGGGTCGTGCACGGGGTCAAACAATGTGCTTGGGTCCGCTTGCTCGGGCATCTGCACTGATGACGGAAGTTGAAATAGGGAGGCCATGTCAGAAAAGACTTCCTATCCAATTGGTGAATTGCGGATTTTGCAGAAGAGATGAGCCGATCGAGAACAGGCCGCCATTGAAATTGCTTTTCTGCGCATTGTTGGCACTTTGATTTGCCACGCTGGCGTTGTAACTACCATTCGCCGCACTGAACAAATTGTTTGTTTCACTGTTGCCAATGCCGTTCAGTGCTTGCAGGCTAGTGAGCGGGAAATTGCGCTCCGCAAGTTGCTCATTGATGCCTTGATTACGGTTTTGCAGGGCCAGCTGGTCCAAGCGAGTCTGTTCTGCGCCACCCTGCTGAATAGCTCTGTCTCGGGCATCTCCATATGCCGCAGTTTTTTGCAGATTGAAATTATTCATTGCGCGGTTGTACGCGTCAGATCCCTCCATAATCCCTTGGTTGGAAAGCTGCGAGGTAAGATCGGATTGACCTTGCTGGAACTGCGGATCAAGGAATCGCGTTTGCTGGTCATAAACCGCATTTGTCATCTGATCGCGGCCAGCCTGATCTGCAGTCGATGGAATTTGCGGAAGGCCGGAAAAGTCGAGCGGTTGCGTGACGGTGTTTTTTGCCTGCCCGTACAGTGTATTTTGCAGGTCACTATTGTTCTTGTAGTTCTGCAGAATGCCCGGAACAATATTGCTGTAATCCGGTGATTGAGAATAATTGCTTGGGAACATTCAGCACCTCATATATATCGGCATTGATCTTTACGCAGCACGTAAATAAGCAGATCGCCTTTTGGCGAAGCATCTATTAATCGCGTTTCGAAGGTGAAGCCGATGTGCTCGGCGAATAGAATTGCATCTGAATTGGCCGAGCAGATTTGCCCTGTCACGCGCTTAACCTTCAGCACGTTGAACGGGTAATCGAACATGGCCCAAAGGAATAGCCTATTGAGCCAGTGCCGCCCTGGGACTGCGCAAATGTGCATGCATACATGCGCGCCGTTAAACTGGTCGTAAGCCACACCGGCAACCAGACGACCATTGCGTTCAAGGCCGATTGCGGTGGGGTTGCCGCCGTTTTTATCGCCTCCATTGACCAACTTGACGAAAGAGAGAATTTCCTCTTGCCGTCCTTGATCAACCAGCCGGATCATATGTAGGCGCCGCGCTCGAAAATGAAGTCAGTCGCGGACCATTTTATTTTTAGGCTGTTGGACGCCGTTACCATATGCAGCGCTCCGCATGTGCCAAATGCATTCACGCTCAGCCAATCCTGCTTGATTGAATAATCCCCGCCCCATAGCGATTGATCCCAAGAGGATGAGTCCCATATGCCATATGCACTCGGCGAAAAGGACGGTATGCTGACTGGAATTTCAATGTTGAAATTGGTATTAATGCCGATCGAAATGCCAGGATTTCCGTTACTTGAAATGATCGGGCGAATGGACGACCAACGCTTGAGAAACCCGGGCGTATCAAAATAATTGAATGCCTGAAGCACTTCGCCGTTGATGTTGTTGCCGTTATCGGCCTGCCCGTTCCAAGCTAGGCAAACACCCTGCGAAGAACCAAAATAAATTTGTTCGTTGAATAGTGCCCAGCACGTCGCATTCCATCCCGTGAATCTGCACCACGCCCCAGTAATTGTGTTCATCACATACTGATAAGACAAAGTGCTTGATACCGGCACATTCATTAGCAGCATATTTTCCGATGGGTAAAGGATCGTTTGCCATCCGAAATTGTTTGCATAGGTCGTCGTCGCGTCAGATACGGCTTGCTGAATTTTGTCGGTAAGCGCAATCTTGTTATTCACGCGAGTGGACATCAGCGCCTTTGATAGCGGCAGCAATCCGTCGCGATTGATCAGCAGAAGATCTCCGGCAAACTTCGTGAAGCAGCGACGGTTGATCGGCGATCCGATCTCAAAAACGCCGACGAGCGCCCATGTGCTGGCGGATGAAGGGTCAGTGCCCTTATAAACAACCGCTTCGCCTTGCGATGTGATGAACACTGCATAATCATCCAAACCTTGGCCAGCATCCAATGACCAAGTGCCCATCGCCATCAGATAGCCGCCTTTTTTGACGATGCTTGAAAAGTCGAGCGAGGATGCGGCGCCACCAATCGACAAAACGGGCAAATACCAAATGCGCAACGAATTGCGCTCCACCATCCAGATTCGTGTCTTGAACACGTTCAAATGAATGATGCTGGATGTTGTGACCCCCGTAATTGCTGGCGTCGTAGTGCCATCAATGGCGGTCCATGTGCTGCCGTCATACAGCTCCATTTTGTCGGAGCCGTTCGCCATATACAGATAATTCCCGCCAGCCGTGCTGAAATTAATGTGCTGCCACTTATCCGATGTGAAGCCCGTAGCGACGGCTGCGCCCAATGCCCCTGCGCTTGTTACGTCATAAATACTCGCCCCGGCTGCGGCGAACAGCTTGCTTGTCGTGGGCGAGTTGTAAGGCGCTAATGTATTGGGCGTTATCCCACTTACGTTTACCGTATATCCGTAACGCAGCTGAACTTCGGAAGTCTTAGGGAAGAAATTGTCCAGAATGACGGCATCGGTTTCTTTCATGTCCGCCAATGCATCCCGCGCATTCCACCCACCAATTGGCGCCGGCATCGACTTCGTATTCACTACCGAAGAGCGAACACCTTTGGTGCGAAGCGGCTTAAGCATTCCAGGAACCGATTGGAATAACGATGCCTGTGCGGGCATCCGTCTTGCGGCCCATATCAATCGTAGGCCGCCCAACATCGCGAGCAATCGCAGTAGTTGCGCGAATCTGATACTTCCGGAAATCTTCCGCGTACTCGAATCCCTTTGCCTGCTTCCAACGCCAGATCAAACCAGCCGTGATGAGCTTCTCGTCAAGCAATGAAACATCGTCATCGGCAGAAAACGCGTTTTTCAGTACTGAGCCATTGGCGGAGGTTGCCCAATACTGCGTTTGATATTCGAAATAATAGGAATCGCCAACGGCTGGTATGGGCATCAGCAACAACAGTCCACCACGCACACGGTACTTAGGGAATGGACTGGTTACGCCCCAAGACTTGAAGTTCTGCCACGTCTGAGGATCAAGCGAACCATAGACTGGCAATCTTTTTGTGCGATCCCATATCGTGCCGTCAATGATGTACTTGAATCCAGGTGCAATTGTGGTAATTGCGCCTTGACTTTCAGTCGCAGTCGTTACGAACGATGCTTCCGCTTGCAGTGCCTGCCAATCGTAATCCAGCCCCACAGACGCGCCGGTAGAAAGCTCTTCGCCCTCTTCGTTTGCAAGCGCGAGCAATTGCAAAATCTGCGCATCGGTAGAGCTAACGACTGCGGTAGGCGAAGCAATACCAATGCGGGAGCATGCATTCTGTACGATGGTCAGGAGAGACATGATTACTCGTCTTTTGGTGGGCGGCCACGCTTCGGCTTGTCGGCTTCGAGTGCTTGAAGACGTTCGTTCATGCGCTCGATCGTTTCTTTCAGCTGCTCGTTTTCGACCGTCAGCGCAGCCAGCTTTTCGGCGCCAGAATTGGCAGATTCAAGCCACGCCTGCGCCTTCTGTTTCAGCGTTCGCAAGCCGAGATTTTTCTGCAGCAGTTCTTCCGTTGCCGCAGCGAGGTCTTCAACCGTGCGGATCTTCAGTTCCAGCAGGTTTTCCACTTCAGCGGGCGACAGAACAGCCCATTCACGTACTGGATAGCCGTTCTCTGGAGTGTCACGACCGGCTTTCCAGTCCTGGAATTTGGTATCGAAGTGCTTCAGCCATGCATCCGGATATTCTCCCTCGATTACTTTGCGCCTCAGTTGCGCCAGCCATTCCTCTGCAACCTTTTCTGTTTGATCTTTTGAGCCGAGCTGCATTACATACGCCATATTGACGTTCTTGGTGACACGACGGCCCTGCTCTATCGACGCATTGCGATCCTCTACGGCGACTTGTTTAAATTCGACGTAAGGTGGGCGGGCTTCCTGAATTGCGGGCATGGGGGTTTCCTCATGGGTTGATGAACTTTTCTATGCCTGCGCTTGTTGAAACGGGCATAAAAAAGCCCCTCCGAAGAGGGGCGCATAACGCGGCTTGGCTTAGACGATCTGGCCTTGTGCGGTCGGGTCATTCAACACGCCCGCGCCGTAACCCGTGTAGGTTCCAGTAAGCATGATAGAGCCGGTAGCGGTGCTGTTCTTGTCGCCAGTGGTGCCGATGGCAGAGCCGGTATAGATGCGCTTCCCGTCCGGGTCGAGAGCGGCCACAACTGTGGAAGACGGAATACCGGTTCCGGACAGAGCCATGCCGAGGAAGAACCCGTCATAGCCAGCAGGACACATCAGAACACCTGTTCCGTTGACCGTATTAGCAGTAACGGTCTTTGTTCCCGTCGCCGCAATACGGTTGCGCACACCGAGCAACTGCTTGCCGTTTGCGAGCGTACCGGCGATGCCAGCAGCGGCAACAGCAACAGCGGTATCGGCGGCAACGGTAGCGTTGGTCTTGTAGACCGCGAGACCTTGCACCTGAATCCATCCGTACTTACCGGATGCCATCGGGGCCATGGCGACGCCGAACGGGAAGCCCTGCCCTGCGGTCGATGGCAACAGAGTACCGAGACTGGCCTCATCCCATGAGACCAACGAACCCTTCAGAATGGCGTCGTTGGATTTGATGTAGATGAACGTGCCAAGACCCCAATACGGATCGACTGCGGTAACGCGAGTGCCAAGAACATGGCGCTGCGTTGTATCCGGTGCAAACCAATCGTTGAAAGGTTGGGTGCCGGCGAAGCCTGAAATAGCTGCAAACATGTTTTTTCTCCTTATGCCTTCATTACGGCCTGACGGGCGCGATTCGAGCAGATGAGGTTGCCTTGCCAGAGGATCGGGATCACGATGGCATCCTGGTTCACGCTGCGAAGTTCATCCATCATAGTCATGTTCGCGTCAGTGTGAGCGACCATTTCCAGGAAGTCGGTGTTGATGAAATAAGCGTGCGAGCTTGGGATGCCGCCCGACGAATCGAAGAAGACATCGGCGGTCTTGTACTTCATTGAAACCATGCCGCCCTGCCCGTTTTGCTCCGATGTGTAGCGCTTCAGTGAGGTCTGCGATTGCTCGTAGAACGTGAAGTAGTCATCGGACATCACGATCAAGTCGGGCATGTCGTTACCACGCGTTGCCTTGATCCATGTCGGCAGCATCAGGCTTTCAATCGTGGTAGCCGATGGCGTGATTGCACTGCCACCCTGCAAAGGCGCAGCAGCCGATTGCACGATGTTTTGCCAGAAGCTGTATGTGGACGAATTGATGCCGCCCACGGTGCCGGTTCCGGTGTCGGAGATCAGCGCTTGAATGCCGTTGATCTGGTTGGTAGCGGTGCCATCCGAATACAGATCAGTAGACATGCCATTCGCAGCCGAGCGCATCGCGTTCTTGATGCGCGCTTTCACGAGATTGATGATGCGCGAATCGCCCGAGTTCGTGCGCAGCTCCAGACCGGAAGCCACAACGTTGATTGCCACCTGGCGCCACGGGAATTCAGTCGCCGTGATGACATCGGACGCGCTGATGTTCAGCGTGTCGTAGCCGGAATAGCGCTGATACGTGCTGTTGTTGGCGTAGTCCAGCGGACGAACGATGGACAGACCGCCATCTTCCGTAGATGCCTTGCCCTTCTCAGCAATGCGCCGATACAGCGCGTTGTGATTCGAAACGTTATCCGCAATCTCTTTCGAGTGATTGCGGTAGGTGGTGCTCACCAGTTCGGTGAACGTGTTAAAGAGAGTGCTTTGACCGGGAGAGGCCATGATGTAGCTCCTTCAATGGGAGTGCGCTGTCATCCCGACAGTGCGAATTAACGTGATCGGATCGCGTCCAGAGTGGCTTTGATCGTTTCATCCATGGTTCCGACAGGACGTTGTGCCGGCAGGGTTCCCCGCCTCGGTACATTGGTCACTGCTGCGGCTTTGGCTTGCTGTGCAATTTTTGCCTGTGCTGCGCGTTGCTCTTCCTGCTGTTTAGCGAGAAGATTTGCGCGCAAGTCGGGGCGGGCCCATACAGCCATGTCATAGGCTTGGTTGATGTCTTTTGCCGTGCCTGCTTCCAGCAGTGCGGCCATTTCCTTGCGGACGACATCGAAGTGCTCCTTCCCCTGCTTCGCTTGCTCGATCATGCTGTTAAGCTCGGCTTGCTCGCGTTGTGCTTGGGAGGCGCTCAGGTGTTGCAATTGCTGCTGCGTTTGCTGCAACTGCTGCTGCAAATACTGTGTATTGGGGTCAATCTGCTGCGCCTGTGGCAGACCTTGGGAAAGGTCGATGCCATACATTTGCGCGAGTTGCGCGAAGTTCTGCAGCTTCTCAGCTGGCGAGCCGTGGCGCAGCTTGTGATCCGCGCTCAATAGTGAATTGATCGCCACATCGGGAGCGATATTCAACTGACGCAGCGTGTTTTCATACGGCGCGATGGCCTTATGTACGACTTGCGCGAAATTGGCCTGTGCGCGGTATTGCTCGACGCCTTTATGGAAATCGGCTTCGCGCTTCAGGACTTCTTGTCGGACTCCTTCGGGGAGTTTTGCCCACTCGGCTTTGCCTGCTGCGGTCCAGCTTGAGGGCGGCTGCTCTGCAACGACCGGCGCGGCCTCTGGTGCCGTGCTTGCCGCCTCAGTTTGTACTGAAACGGCTGAATTTGTTTCCGTTTCCGCAGTTGTCTCAGCCTTGGCGAACTTTCCATCGGGTGCGCGCTGCTTGGCCGGCTTTTCCTCTGTTTGCTCAGCATTAGCCGATAGCTCTGCCGACGCCTCGTTGTCACGCTCTTTGATGCTCTCCAGCGTTTGCCGGATCGTATCGTCCATCGATTGTTCTTCTACTGGTTCGTTCAGGGTTGCCTGATCGTTGTCCATAAAAACTCCGTCTTGTGCTCATTTACGAGCGTGGGGAAAGCCGCACCATCCCGGTGGGGCACTACATTTGGCGGCGGGGCGCTACTCCCGCTTCGAGAATCAAGCCGGAAATACTCCGACTACGCTGTGGTTAGCGTGTAACTGGTCTATATCCCGATCTCTTCCGAGGATTAGTCGGCCACAATAGGTTTCTGCATCAACTCCGCACCAAATTCTTAAAATCCAGCAATGGGAATGTAACGCCTCACGGCGTGGGAAGCTCAGCCCCGCGACAACAAGCGCCGCTTCGATTCTGGCATTCCATAGAATGCCCTTGCTGCCGCCTGCTCCAGCTTTGCATCGGCCTTGCGCTCCATTTCAGCGCGAGTGCGGGCCGCGTCCTTCTTCATTTCTGGATCGTATGGAATGCAACCAGTACGGCGCAGGTCTTCGCGGCGCGCGGCGCGGCCTTCTACCCATTCCCCAGTCACAGGCGAGTCATATCCAGGCAGATCGCCGAACACTGCCGGCGCTTGGCGGTTGGTGTGCTCGCACTTGATGCGCCATGCCTCCTCAGCTTCCGATGTGCCGAGTTTGTAACCCCAAAAGTCGAGGTATTTTTCTTTATCACTCTGCATTGTCTGACTCCGCTTGCTTGGCCGCCGACACCTGCGCCGCTTCCAAAGTAGTCTGCGCGGCTATCTCGGCAACCTCGATCTTGGTCGCGTTGTCCATCTGCGCTTTGCTTAGGGTGGTTTGCTGCTCAAGCGCTGCAAGACGCTGCTCCAGCATCATGCGCATCTGTTCGGCCTGCTGCTCGAATGCTTGGCGCTGCATTTCTCGCTCATGCTCCATCCTCTGCTGCAATTGATCCTGCTGCGCCTGATATGCTTGCTCTGCTTGAGCGACGCGCATATCATTTTCTGATCGACGCTGCTCGAATTCTGCCTCCATCTGCATGCGCTGCTGCTCAAGCTGCATATCCATTTGTTTTGAGCGCTCATCTAAAGCCGCTTGCAACTGCGACTTCTGCTGGTCGGCCTGCGCTTTTAGCTGAGCAACCTGCAATGCAGGGTCTTGATGCGGCTGTGGAGGCTGCATTTTTTCTAACGCGTCTTCTACCGCAAGCCCCATGCGAGCTCGCCGCGTAACGGACAGCATCAACTCCTTGGCGGCATCGACCGGCATCATTTCGGATTCCACCAGCGGCGTAAGCAACTGCATCGTTGCACCTATTGCCTTTAGCGCTTCCGAAATGCCCTGCATATCACTGTCGATCGAGGCGGCAATCGTCGAATCCGTCTCAATATCGATGTGAAAGTTTCTGTGCGCATTGTCCTTCAGCAGTCCAATTACCTGCTCCCAGGACGGTTTATTGAGCATCTCCATCTGCTCTGGCGTCGGTGGCTGTGGTGGCGCCATCATTGGCTGCATTCCGGGCATCATTGCTACGACCTCACCATTTCGCTTACATACTCACGCATGTAATGCGAAAGCTTTTTCATTGAATCTGCAATCCACATGCCGTCGCGCTGGTGCAGTTCTTCAAATGTGAAGCCATATTTTTCCTTGAACCATTCGTCGAAAGTAGGCTTCATTGCGGCGCCCTATGCTGCTGTTGTTGCGCCTGGAACTGCTTGAACGCCTGCGCTTGCATCTGCACCTGCTGGCGCTCTGCTTCACTGGCAAACATCTTGAGGCCCGTCATTTCCATGATCGTCTGCGGCTGAAACTTGGTGGCAATGATCTGGCACTTGAGCCGGATGATGTCGCGTATATACCGCTGGCACTCTGCCTGCATCTTCTTCAGACGTTGTGTGCCCCATTGCGCCTTGATCTTTTGCGCTCCGAACGTTTCCCTTGGATCGCTCGCAGCGCGCATGATGTCGGACAATCCGGTGATCTCGTAAATGACCTGTTTGCAGGCTTCACGCTGCTCCATGAGCACCTTAATGACGTTGGCTGCCATTTCGATAGGCATATACCAGATGTGCTTTTCCAAGCCACCAGATTCAATCAGCGCCTGCACATCAGTAGCCGCTACCAGTTCGTTGTCTGCCGCATCCTGAAGCTTGGCGATTTCGCTCAACACCGAGTTATAGACGCCCCTGACCTTCAGCGCGTCGGTCAAATTGTTGATGCGCGATGTAATGCGGTTAAGTTCTTCTGCCTGCTCTTCGTATTGCTCATAGAGCGTGAGCGGCACGAGGCTACTAGCGTCCTCAATCGCATAGAACGGGCGCGGAATCGGGAAGAAGCAATCCAAGCCAAGCGGATCGGGCGCAGTTTGCAACGGCTCAGTCTTGTGTGACCGAGCGATAAACAACACTTGCTTGCTGTCCTTGTCCCAAATCTCCCAGACTTCCAACGTCTTGAAGAGGTCGGAAATTGCATGATCAGCCTTCTTTACATCTTCATCGGCCACGTTGTCGAGCTTGATCGACATGAACACATCGCCGAATTTCTCAATGCCTGCTTCCCGACTGAAACGATGACGGAAAGCGACCCAGCGCACCTCATCCCAAGTTTTTCCAGGCCCATGCCGGAAATCGTCCCATTGGACGTGTTCGCACATGACGCGCTCGTATACAAGACGCTGCTGCGGCTCTTGCTCGTCTTGCGAGTCATCTGCCTCCATGTCCTCCAGGTCAGGCACGTACTTAACGCGAGATAATCCACGACCGGCGAGCAATGCATCCAGAACATCTAGCTTCATCGTAAAATCGAAGTCGTAGACATCCATCGCATACTCGGCGCAGCGCTCCAACACCTCGCCAACCACCTTTCCGACTGGGTCAGCATCCCGGAAACGACGACGAACATCAGGCGTCGGTATCGTGTTGTAAACCGCTTGGCGCAGTGTTTCCGTGTTCGACCACAGGATATTGAAACTGTTTTTCTTCTTCTTTTTAGCGCGATAACGCTCAATGATGGCCTCTGCCTTCTTGCGCCACTCTTTCTCATCCTTATCGGCGAGTGAGAGCTCAAGATCCCAACGCTTGACGACTGCAGCCGGCGTCTCGCCGATCTGCGCTGCGCTGTCGTAGCTGCCGGATTGCAGGGTATCGTCGGACATCAGCTAAGAGCAACAATATTGGTTGCGGTGGTGTTCGTAGACATGATGCGACCGCCGTTAAGTTCGATCGGCAGGATCGTGCCAACGGGCGGCGCGGTGATCGTGACAGCCGTAGTTGAACCATCAATCGACAGCGCGATATTGCCAGCGCCACCAATGTAGATGCCACGGCAGTTCACCAGCGTTGTATCGCTCGGCGTAACCGCTGCGAAGCTGTGATAAATCGGCGATGTGATTTGCATTATTCCTGCCTCTTTCGGCGCTGTGCCGCTATGAGTTCATTAATCGTTTGCTGATGTGGAAAGCGTATCGGCTCTGGCTGGCTCGGCTTGTGTTCTTCGCGCCAAGCGATGGCAAGCATGCGGAATGCGTCAGCTGCATGACTTGTCCAGTCGTGGCGCGGCTTCTCACGAAATGCCTTCTTGTCTTCGTCGTACTCGCGCTGGTACTGCTTGAGCGACTCCACGCCTTCGGCGGTCTTTGTTGCGTCAAACCAGCAACTTTTAAGCATCGATCGCGCCGCCTGAATGCCGTCTTGAACAGATAAATCCGGGACTATTCGAACGCTCGAAGAACCCAAAGCCTTCCATGCCATTTCCTGAATCGACTTGCCGCCTGATGCCAGAGTTTTTGCCTTTGCGTCATGCGGCAGCCAGTGAAGCCCGTACTTGTAAGGCTTGCTTTTTACTTCGGCGAAATAGTCATCCATCTGCAATCCGGATGCGCCGTAATACTCCAGCACATGGATCTCGCCACGAATCACCTGATACCACCAGATGGCCGTATCGTCGCTATATCCCAAATCCCATGCGGTATGGACCGGTACGGCAGAGTCATGTGGAACAACACAGATGCGCCCATCCTGATCGGCCTGCCACATCTCCTTGCCGTAGAACGCCCCAGGCAGAGCAGCGTCGAAATCGCACTCCATCTCTTGTCGCCAAGCGTCCTCGGTCATTTCCAACTTCATCGCGTCCATTTCGGACGGCGGAAGAATTCCGGAGTCAGCAGCTCGAACAATCATCAGCAGCCAATCGTCGCTTACCTCGGCGTGCTTTACTCGTTCGTAGAACTCATTGCGACCTTTAGGCGTGCCGATAATGATTGCCCAGCCTTGGCGATCAGCCAGTGCAGGACGAATAACGTACTGCCAAACACTAGGCTTCCAATCACCGTACTCATCAGCCACAAGCCCGTCAAAATACAAACCGCGCAACGCATCAGCTTTATCAGCCCCAAAAAGCTGTATGCGAGAACCATTAGGGAAATCAACGCGCAATTCACTTTCATTGATCTCGACCCCAGGTATTGGCGCGACAAATCGCTTTAGGTAATCCCACGCGACTGACTTTGCCTGCTTGTAAAACGGCGCGACATAAGCAAAACGGCCATCACTTCTTTCGAATGTGACAGCCGCCTTGATCAATTCATTGACGCACGCAACGGTTTTTCCTGCCCGTCTATGCGCCACCACCACAGCCCACCTTTTGCGCCGCCTATGCAGCGGCATAAATACTTTGCGTGGGGCGTAGTCAATTACTATTCGTTGCGCCACACGAATTCAAACTTATGCTCACCGTCTTCGCCGGCGCCCTGCACTTGACTCAGATCCGGCAGCGTCTTTTTCAGCAGTATTTCAATGGCCTTTAACCGAGAAGCGCTTATTTCTTCTGTTTTACCAAGCGCATGATTTTGCAAGACATTTATAAGCTGACTCGCTTGAATCTTGGCCCTTACATCGTCTTGATGCGTCTTACGTATTCTCGCTGCCATCACGCGCCTCGCAGACGGCGAAATAGCGCATTATTAGCCATTACATTCGCGGCTATTTGGGGTAGATATTTTCGATACGCTCTACTTACAATGAGTGAAACAAATTGACCATTAGCAATCTGCTTGGCATAGAACCTCATCTGGCTCTTGTGCCATGTACTCTGCTTCTTTGCGTGTTGCCGCTTATGCCAGCGGCTTTGTTGAACTAGCCAGTCGTAACGGGCTGCCAGTATTTCTTCCTGCGTCATTTATCTTCATCGGGGTTGCCCAATGCCTCAAAATAAAAAGCCCGCTTGAGACGGGCGAAAGAATGCGCCGGGCTTCCCGCTTCTCAACCGGTAAAGCGACCCGGAAGAACGCAAATAAAAAACCCCGCCACTGGCGGGCGAATCCCATAAACATGGGAGGAGAGTTCGGTGCTGCTACTTGTTCTTGAGCTTCCAGCCCAGCATTTCTCTAACGCGGTCGTTTTTGCTCATGGCTGGCTCCAGAATGCAAAAAGCCCGGCATAACCGGGCTTTCTTGGATTTCATTTGTGCTACTTAGTACACTCTCTCTGATATTTTCTTTGCCGGCACACCACCGACAACAATATATGGCTCAACATCCGACGTTACGACAGCGCCAGCCGCAACTACGGCCCCTTTGCCAAGCCTGACATCTCTTAAAATTACCGCATTGGCACCTATCCAAACATCGTCCTCAACAACAATCACTCCACCGACATGGGGCTGCTCGCTGATTAGGGCATGCCCGGATAAACCGTGATCTGCCGCCCGAAAAACAACATTCGGGCCAACCAGAACGTTATTGCCGATGCATATCTCACCGCCAGAGGCGCCGATCATGACGTTATAGTTTGCGCTGAAATTGTGACCGATTGTTATCTTGCCCTCATTACCGCACAACTTGGCACCGGGCAGTGATTTAAAATCGTCACCAATGCTGATGTTTTCGCCGCCCCATATTTCGATCGGATAACCTGGGGCAAATCTTTCTCCGCATGCCGCAATAGATTGCCTGATGATTAGGCCATTGATTTGCCAAAGGATCGATCGGGCGCGTTGAGTGAATTTATTTACGACACGCGCTCTGCCCATGAACTACATCCAATGTGACGGAATCGCATTCTTTTTTTCGCTACGGTCCAGCTTTTCAGCCGCCCAAGATAGGGCAGCGAAAAGCGCAACGCCTACGCCGATTACTGCAAATGCCATCTCAACCCATGAAAGAGGGCCGGCCAGTGTGCCATTCATATATTTCCTCGCGACAATTTACTTGGGCAAATATATCATCGCGCCACCGAATTAGCCAGATGGCAGCCTTGCAACTTAACCCATGCGAGAGGCATAAAAGCAAAAGCCCCGACTCTTTCGAGGCGAGGCTTTTCTTTAGGCGAACGAAATCCGCCTATGGGTTGAACTATATCAAAAAAGTACCGATGTGCAAACATTTTTTTTGAGCTTCCCGGCCAGAGAAGCACGTGCCTCCGGACCAATCAAAAACAGGTCGGCATTCGGATATTTCCAAGCCGTTGGAACACCGCACAGTGAGTAGATGGCCCATCTGTGTAGCATGGAGAGGCTATCAATCATTGCGTCCGTGGCCGCACCGATCTCGTTGTCGCGCTGCTGCTGGGCCTCGCTTGCAGTTTGGCCGTACCCATCACCATCTCCGCGCAGCAGGCGCATGCTCTTTACCCCTAGATCCTTGTCGCCATCGCCGGCAAGCCAGCTTTTCCAGCAATCGAGACAAAGATCCAAGGGCTCAGGCTGCACCCATGTGTCGCGCTTCACTTCAGATTTCAGAACACGCCGCATCACGCCCCCCCTCAAATATGCCGACTCGGGAACGCCTCCCGGCTTGATTGAATCTCCCGACCCCGCTCTGCAAGCACTGCAGGAAGCGCATACGCCTTGGGCTTGATAGGGGAGAGGCGCGGCTCGGCTTTTGGCACCTTCTTCGCCTGCTCAAACCAGTAAAGCGTCTTGCCTGCCTTCTTCGCCATGATTTCCTGTTTGTTGACGAGCCGGTTGAGTACCTTTCGCATCGTCGTTACATGGCATTCGAAGAAATCGGCAATGTGCTGCGTGTCGAATTGCTCGCCTGGGCGCGCTATCAGATAAGCCAAGGCGCTATCAGTTAGGTTGCGTGTGGTTGCGATGTTCATTTCCTTCCTCCCTCAACATAGTTTTTCCAAGCATCCCGAACGCGCTCGATGTGCTCTGGCATGTCGTCCGTGATGCGCTCGATGCTCCGTAACATTGCCGCTACCATTTCCTTTGAGTGCAGCCGACCAAGCAGGCGAACGCAGCAACTGATGCATCTGTAATCGACCGCCGCGCCCGAACCAGTTTTCGCGGACTGGCAGAGCTTGCAGCTGATGTCGGGAGGTAGGCTCATGTCCGCACCGACGAAAATTTCTGCTCAAGTGCCAGCAACGATTTCACCTCGTCGCCGCCAGCATCCCCGATGGCTTTCGCCACCATCAGAAGTAGCGCCGGCATTCCTTTTCCGTAGTCCATCCGGTTTGCAGCTCCGAGCTTGAGATTTGCCAGCGTTTCGCGGTTTTGCGCACGGATTTTTGCCTTCATTTCATCGCTCATGCCGATCTGCGGAACGTTCGGCTGCGAGATCTTTCTCGGCGCGCAGGTTTTGCACAAGTCGCGGAATTCCGGCAGCGTCGGGGCAAACGTCTTGTGCTTCTGCTCGCACATCGCTACCGCTCGACGAATCGTGTCGAAGTCGAAATCGCGCAACCCATTTAGCCAAACCGCCTGAGCGCTCACCAACCCCAAGTCTTCACCCTGGTCGTTGTTCTGCCCTGTCCGAAATTTGTCCAGAATCTGGTTGCCGTACATGCCGTGAAACAGCATGAACAGGCGTTTGATTTGTGGCATTTCAGTTGACATCGATGAACTCCTGATTCGTTGGGCCTTGCGTACCGAATACCGCTGCTGCGGCTCCGCTTCGATCATTTCTGGATTGAGGCGAAGCGCGAGCCTGAGCTGCCTTCGGCTCGTACACATCCGTCCATCCGTTTTTTATGGATGCATCCAGAATCGCTCTGACGTCATGGCCGGCAGCCTTGAACTTGTCGAGGTCAGCAATGACCAAGCGCAGCGCATAGGCAGTTGGCTCCTTGCGCTTCTTGCGACGCATTTCCAAGTACCCATCCCATGCATCAGGCGGAACCCATGCTGGAATCTCAAAAGCGACAGGCGCAGCCTTTGCGCGCTTCTGATGTTTCCCTGATGGTTCAACTGATGGT